GCGTTCGATTGGGACGATAATATTGTTCATATGCCAACAAAAATCGTTCTTAAGACGGATGATGGTGAAGAGTTTGGAATGAGCACAGAAGACTTTGCAGAATATAGAAGTGAAATAGGTAAGGGTTCATTCGAATATAAGGGTAAAACTATTGTGGGTTTTGCAGATAATGCATTTAGAAACTTCAGAACCGAAGGAGACAAACAATTTTTAGTCGATTCAATGAAAGCCAAACTTGGACCAGCATTCGACGACTTCAGAGAGGCAATTAATAATGGTTCAATATTTGCCATCATCACAGCAAGAGGTCACAACCCCAACACACTGAAAGAAGCTGTCTACAACTACATTATAAATGATTTCAATGGTATAAGTAAGGAGAGTCTTCTGAAGAACCTTAGAAAATATAGGTCGTTCGTCGATGAGGGAGAAATGAGTGATGATGATTTAATCAAGTCTTATTTAGAACTTAACAAATACCACCCCGTTTCTTTTGGAGACGCAGGGGGTGCGGCAAGTCCTGAAGAATTAAAGGTTATTGCGATGGATGATTTTGTGAGTTATATTAAAGGAATGGCTGCAGTATTAAATAAGAAAGCATTTCTTAAAAAAGATATAGGTAATAAATTCGTTCCAGATAAACCAGTTATAGGATTTTCAGACGATGACCCTAAAAACGTAGAAGTAATGAGTAAACACTTTAAAGATAAACCAGATAATCTAGTTAAGACTTATTCTACAGCTGGAGGAATTAAAAAGGAAGTTAAATAAAGAATATTCTTTTAGAAAAAAAAGTAAAGTAATATATTTTTACACAAGACTATATTTATAACATATAAACAAGAAAAAAACAAAAACTAATATAACATGGCTGATTTATTAATGAAAATGCCGATACCTTACGAACCGAAACGTCAGAATCGATTCATCATGAGATTTCCCTCAAGTTTGGGTATTAATGAATGGTTCGTAGAATCAACTTCGAGACCGTCAATCAAAATCGCATCTACAGAGATTCAATTTTTAAATACTTCTACATATGTAGCAGGAAGATTTAACTGGGATGAGATTCCTGTTAAATTCAGAGACCCAATTGGACCGTCAGCGGCTCAAGCTCTAATGGAGTGGGTTCGTCTACACGCTGAATCTGTGACAGGTCGTATGGGTTATGCTGCGGGTTACAAAAGAGATATCGACCTCGAACTATTAGACCCAACAGGTGTGGTAGTAGAAAAGTGGATTCTATACGGAACATTCTTAACGAGTGTGAACTTCGGAACGTTAGCTTACAATACAGACGCTTTGGCAGACATTTCAGCCAGTCTTCGTCCTGACCGTTGTGTATTGGTTTACTAATACTATTTATAAAAAATCAATAGAAACTATATTTAACCGTAAAGACATAAACTTTACGGTTATTTTTTTTATATGGAAAATCAAGCAAGAGACTACGGTCAAGAAAACTTTACATTACCACACGACATGGTTCCATTACCATCTCAAGGTGCATTTTATAAAAATAAAAAGAAATCACTCAAAGTTGGTTATCTAACTGCATCGGATGAGAACATTCTCATGGGTGGGGCTGATGATATCACTGCAACATTATTAAGGTCAAAAATATATGAACCTGATGTTAGAATAGATGATTTATTGGAGGGAGATATTGAGGCTATCTTGGTCTTCTTAAGGAATACATCATTCGGTCCTGAGATTGACATGACTCTAACAGACCCGGCAACAAAGAAGACATTCTCAACAAAAGTAATTCTTGATTCACTACCGATTGTCAAAGGTCAAGACCCACAAGAAGATGGAACTTTTGTGACAACATTACCAAGGTCAGGAGCTACAATAAAGTTAAAACCACTAACTTATGGGGAATTAAATGAAATAACTAAGATGGTTGATTCATATCCTATGGGTAGAGTTGCCCCCAGAGTAACATGGAGACTACAAAGACAAATAATAGAGATAGATGGTTCAACCGATAAAGGAGAAATTGCAAAGTTCGTTGACCAAATGCCGATTGCTGACTCCAAATACATTAGAACATTTATGAATGAGAACGAACCAAGACTAAATATGTTCAAAGAAGTAATAGCCCCATCAGGAGATAGACTAACGGTGAATGTTGGTTTTGGGGTTGAATTTTTTCGCCCTTTCTTCTGATTATAGGAAAGGACAACTCGATGAATTCTATTACCTGAACACATTACTTAAAATAACATACCAAGATTTTATTTCGATGCCAATTTTTATGAGGAAATATCTCTTGGATAAATGGATAGAAAATAATACAAAGGACTAAATTTTAGTCCTTTATCTATTTATAGGAAACAAACATAACTATGTTTCAAGAAAAACCATCAACGAACGAAGCGGAACTGAATAATATTATTTCTGCATCAAATGCGATTACACAACTGAGCGCTGAGTTGACTAAGATGAAAAACCCTCTCGACCAAACTCTCCAAAAAATGTTCGAGATTACAATGGCGGCTGATGGACTTAATAAGACGTTCATTGGTAACAGAACAAGAATTCGAGAAATGATGGATGCAGTCTCGGCTGTAAGCCCTGAAATTGTTGGATTGGGTGGAGATTTCAAAGATGCTGGAAAAGTAATTGGGGAGATAGCTGCTGGGACTAGAAGAACTTTAATAGCATCTAAGGAGGACATTAGAGAGTTGTTTGCTACAAGTAAGGTTATCGGCCAGGATGTAAGTAAATTGGTTGAAGAGTTTGGAAAGGCTGGTATCATGTATTCAAACATTTCTGAAAATGTTCTAGATTCAATCAACTATGTAAATAGTATAGGTGCCAACGCAAAAGCGGTGATGGGTGATGTGGTTTCAAATACAGATAAATTATCACGATTTAATTTCGAGGGGGGAGTTCAGGGATTAACTAAGATGGCGGCACAAGCATCGATGTTAAGATTTGATATGAAAGAAACGTTTGAATTAGCCGATAAAGTTTTAGACCCTGATAAAGCAATAGAAGTAGCGTCAGCATTTCAAAGATTAGGGGTGTCCGCAGGAAATTTGACAGACCCATTCATGTTAATGAACCAGTCAATCAATGACCCATCAGGTTTACAAGATTCTTTAATTAATGTTGCAAAACAATATACATACTTCGACGAGCAAGCAAAATCATTCAAAATTAGTCCACAAGGTATCCTAACACTCAGAGAGATGGAGCAACAAACTGGTGTGAGTGCTAAGTCAATGAGAGAAGCAGCACTTTCTGCCGCTGATTTAGATAAGAGGATGAGTGATATAAAGAAAACAGGAATAGCAACTGGTTTTAGTGAAGATGACCAAAAATTAATCGCCAATCTTTCCAGGATGGGTGAGGGTGGAACAGGTTATGAAATTAAGGTTAAGGATGAAAAGGGGGAAGAGGTTTATAAAAAATTAACTGACGTTAGTTCGGAACAACTTAAGGCCACCTTAGAGAACCAAAAAAAAGCACCTAAAACTATTGAAGATGTTCAAAGAAATCAGTTAAACATACAGGAAGGTATGTTGGCCAACCTTAGAGAAATTAATGAGAAAATCCTAAGAGGAATTACAGGTAACCAAACAGCTCTTAATAATATATCAAAATTTTCTGCAGGTGCTAGAGAGAAAGGAAGAGGACTAACTGAAAAATATTTTAACGAAGACTACCTTAAGCAAGTTGAACAATATCAAAAAGATTTGGCGGCGGCTGGCACTGATGAAAAAAAGAGAGCGGAAATCCTTCTTAAAATAGAAAAAGAACTTACCACACAGGGAGGAAATATTTTAGCGTCTTTTAAAGAAGCAGGTAAAGACATTGGAAAAGGAAGTTTACCATTTTCTAAACAAATTGATGATTTATTTAAAATGTTTGATTTGGCACCAACCAAAAAGAAAAAAACTACTCCCGACTTTAAAGGTGTGACAAAAGCTGCCACAACAGAACCAACAATTAATAATGACTTTCTTTTTGGTAGAAACAAAGCGGCGGAAAGTGTTGCAACTGGAAAAGTGGGTGCAACTGGTGGAGGAGGAGTGAGTGTAAACCAAACCATTGAGGTCAAACCGATAAGTGGAAAAATAGATATAAACGTTAATGCAACAGGTGCTGATTCCAAAAGCATTGAAGATATTTTGAGTAAAGGTTCGGTAACATTGAAAGAA